CTGCTCCAGTTTTTGTTGCGTAGAAATTAACTAATATAAATTCTGCGGCTCTTACTGGTTTGAGATATATATCAACTATTAGCTCATTCTGATCAATTACTGTAGGTGTATTATTTCTTTCATCGCAAACTACTAAGAAATCGTAAACACCTTCTGTATTTCTAGCATTTTCAAAAATAGGTGTTAAAGTATTCAATACTCTTGTACGAGTTAATAATGTATTAGGTTCAAATACAAAGAACTTAACTGTTTGTCTTGTTGCTTTTTCTAAGTTTAAGAACAGACGTCTTACATTAATTCTATCAAATGCACTTGGCTTCTTAAGTAGAGTCTTTTGACCAAATATTACAAAACCTTCACCTGGGAAAAATGCTACTGGATTAGTTGATATCTTATAAAGTTGATCTCTTTGCTTTTGCTTAGGATATAATGCAAGATCATTAACACCTGTTACAATACCTCTAGTAAATCCTGCTGGTGCAAACCAAGGTTGGAAATTGGCATCTGTATTAGCCATTGCAGCACCTGCAAAACCAGAGAATGGTACATAACATTGATCATCTAAATATGAATCATAAACTTGTGCCCATTGAGCATAAGTTGCTGCATAACTAGTATTAACTATACTTGTATGAGCTTGAATAGGTTTAAGAATATTCAATGAGAAGTTCTTATTAGGATCATCTAAAGTTAAGAAACTCTTTCCTTGGACAAAGATCGGCTTAGGTAAATCAGATACAAACATATGATCTTTTCTACGCTTTTCAGCAAATTCTGCAAACCTATCAAAGATTGTTTTCCAATCACTTCTAAATGCTTTTGCTTCAGTTGTTAAGTTATTAACAATATCTGATGTATAAAAACCATCAAAGGCTGAAATAGATGCTGTGTCGTCAAAATACTTACCTTGACCAGTTCTTTCTAAAAATTCTGATACAGCGTTAATAGTACTAATACCACCATCTAATGTTAAATCAATATCAAATAAATCAATATTTTCTACAGTATCAAATAATCTATCAAGTTTAGCTGGAATACTACCAAGATCTTTAGTCTTTGAATCTTGACTTGCATATGAACCTATTGGGAATAAACTATCTGCATTACCTAAATTGATAGATGCTGATTTTAAAGCTCCTGATAATGCCTGAGCTTGACTTAAAGTTGTAGCACCATATGAAGCTGATAAGGTTTGTATATTTTTAATAGCAGCAGCATCACTTGAAAACTTAGTTGATGTAAATCTTACTTTATTAGTAGGTTTGCCATCAATATCTAACCAAGTACCACCATCTTCTGAGTGTGAAATAAACTTATTAGTTAAAATTTGCACATTAGGAGAATCATTTTCCTTAGAATCTATATAGAAACTTGTCGGTATACCACCGTCTGATGAATTTAACTGTCTAAAGCTATCAAATGAACCAACATAAGATTCACTTAATACGAAATTTAATTTAATTGTATCAGGTGAGAATGGTGATTGTCTTAATTTAAATAGACCTAATGAAACTGTATCATCAAAATCATTATTAGCAATATCAAACTTGCTAAGATTTTCCATTATTTCAGAAATACTATCATCTTCTTGACCAAAAGTACTAGTATTATTATCAGAAATTGATGATAATGTAAAATCTAATCTAGTTTCTGGCAATGATAAGTAGTTTGTTGTAAAATCAGCCGATTCTCCAATAGTTTGTGTATTTAATATACCATCAAAATCGGTGGCGGGGTTTAAATTTGAATTATCTACTGCGCCGACATAAAAACCTTGAAATTTTTCATCAATTGTCGTTTGACCTTTATTAAGAACTAATAATCCAGCTCTACCTAAATTTTCAAAAGATGTTAATTCTTCTGCTTTTGTAGCAACATTTTCAAAATCAAAACCATCTTTCTGTAAAATCTTATTATATTGATTTTGAGTTAAAGAGAAATGCTTTGGTTTACCTAAAGTATATAGAACCCCGGATTGTGATTGATTTAAAGTTCTTAAACCTTGGCCGAAACCAACTGATAATGGACTAGTCGGTGTACCAAGTGTATTACCAATATTAATAGCACTAACAGGGTAAGCTAAAACACCATAATTATTACCAAATCCATTACCAGAATTGGAACCATATGGTAATCTATATGTTAAAATATTTGCAGGGGATTGAAATAGAGGTCTTACTGTATGGTAAAAATATCTTTCCGCTGGACTAGTCGGTGTACCATAAATTTGTTCAAATTCACTTTGACTTGTTACTTGAATAACTTCGTCTGTAGGTCCTTTATCAGAGAAACCTGCAACCATAATGTTTGTACCTGTCGGAAAAACAGGTCTCAAACTTAAATCAACTTCTTTTATTTCTACACCTGGAGATTGTATCGTACGCATACAATTATTTAATGGTTCTCATACTATTTTTTTTGGGTGAATTAGTAAATGTAAACTATTCTAACTCTACTTTTAACTGAGAAAATGCAAATTCAAAGGTTGTTTCAATCTCACCCGGGGTTCGATAATTAAAATTTATACCCCCTAAACTTACAGGAAAAGCTTTAGTATAAACAAACTTAACTTTACCTTTATCAAATTCATCCAAGGCAATTAATGTTATATCTGCTTGATATAATGAAGAGGGACTTGTGCTTCTTCCGTTTGTATTACTAGCAGGTATATTACTAATAGTTTTAGCAATATCTTTCCCGTTAAACTGAGATAATTCTTCATCATTAAGAAGATCTAACCATTTATATAATACCCAATAATTATTAAATTCATTATCAATAGTAAAATTTACAGTTACATTATCGTAAACTGGCCTTGTATGTTTTGATATCTTAAAATTTTGACCACCGTAGTATATATCTTCAGCAGGTACTTGTATTGAAGGAACTACAGCCCCGTATACTGAAAATTGTAAACTATTTTCTATAATTACTGTATTATTTCTACTACCTAAATTTTGCTTATTTATATCTTTTAAAACTGGGGGTAAGTTTAAAACTAGAAGAAATTTATCTAATCTACTTTTATTAAATTGTGATTGATTTACTGTTGCCATATTTTATACCCTTGTTTTTCTAACTGATCCATTTCACTATTACTATTAAAAGCATTACCTATTATAACGGGTAATGTATTAGATAAGCCTGATTTTTCATTAGTATATAAAGAAGTTGGATTCATAAAATATTTAATACCAAAATCCATTTGTTGAAGCTCTAATGGTCTATTATTTGCATCTCTTTTTACTACATCAAAATACGTTTCTACTATATCATCTATTAATATTATAAGGTTCCACATTAGTGAGGTGACTAAATCATCATGATATCCCTTCTTTGCGTTCCATGTACCATTAGCAGCTTTAACATAGTTTTTTAATTCTCTTACTGTTCTATGATCGTTTATTTGTACTGATTCTAATTCATTTATCCAATATCTCATATTAGTAACTGCTTTATATTTAGTATTAGTATGTGATATAATACCTAGTTGTTGCTTTTTTCTATTAGCCAAAGAACCTCCCCATGAAATAATATTTTCATAATCATGGTTATTCTTTAATATATCAACAACTTGACCACCGCTATTGTTTCTTTCAACACAAACTAAAGGGTTACCCCAATGCTGTAATATTTCATATACCTTTTCAGTAAAATTATATGGTGATATTTCATTATTATGGTAAACTGCAACTTGATTGATATTAGTTAACTCTGTATAATCTAAAACTTGCACTACAGACGCATCTTTACCTAAACCTTCACTAGTATCTACACTTACAATATAAATTCTATCCTGTTTAGGTTCGTCCCATAGTAAATATTTTCCATCATCAAATACAAATAATGGTTCTTTAGTTTTACTTTTTAATTTTTGAAATAATTCATCATCTAATGAACTTTCACTATTAGATATAAATTCACAATTAAATTCTTGCTGGAAGGCTTCTAAACTACCTATACTATTAATAGTATCAAGTTTCCATCTATCATTTCTACCAGGTATTTCATTCCATAAAATTTTATCTGATGCCCACCCATTTTCCCTTGATTCAGCACCTGAATATAATTTATAAAATAGATTATCAGTACCATTAGCAGTTGAAGCTATAAAAATTTTTGATTTTTTAGATGATGATACTATTGGATAAACTGATTTCCAGAAATCATCTACTAAATGAGGTTCAATAAATGCAAGCTCATCGAGAATTAATACATTAACTGATTGTCCTCTAGCAGCTGTACCTGTAGTGGTTGATATACCTATTCTAGTACCATTAGCTAATACTATAGAAGTTTTTCCATACTCTTTAACGCCCGGTTTTAACCAATTAGGTAATTCTTCATATGCTAATCTTATTCTACTCATTATTTCTAAAGCAGTTCCTTCTTTATTAGCTACAATAAGAATACGCTGATCATTATTAAAGCATGCTATCCATAAAGCATAAATGGTCATCATAGTAGTTTTACCTATTTGACGAGAAGCTAACAATATAAAGAATCTGTTATCCCTCATTTTACGTAAAGCTCTTTTTTGACAATAATGTAAATTTATAGTTTTCTTTCCTTCATCTAAAGAAATTATATAAAAGAATTTTTCAGCAAAGTGTAATATATTTTTTTGACACTTTTTTAACTCTTTAACCATTGTAGGGGTATATTGAAATTCCGCTCCAGTAGTAGGGAGATTAGGATTGTTCATGTAATTTTGTTTATCTTTAACCATTTTGCTATAAATATTTACATGTCTAGATCAAATACTCTAACCGAAATATGGAATACATATAATAAAAATATTCTATCAGAAAATGTACCAGGTGTTAAAGCAGCTAAAATGGGAACTAAAGCTGGTAAGCCGCCAGTAGACCTTAACAATGTCAAACACGGCTTTGCTAATGATAACAGCACCGGTCCAGGTAATGTAGAAGTTTTACAAGAGCCTATAGATCCTAAAACTTCTACTAAAGAAGATGAATTATATAATAGCTCTATATATTCTTCTGAAAAATATACCAAAAAAGATAAAAAACTAGAGAAAAAGGTAAAAGAGAGTATAAATAATAATATGAAATCAACTTTTGACAAACTTTTTGAAAACGTGATGGGTGAAGAAATGCACTCTGATCAAGAAACACAAGAATTAGACGCTTTAGGTATTGATACTGAAGTTTCAGAAACAGACGATGAGGGTAAAGTTACTTTAACTCTTGATCGTGACATGGTAAAACAATTATGCGATGTATTAAAAGAAGCATTAGGGGAAGATGAAGACGATGATGCTGAAGATATGGAGCATGAAGATATGGAGCATGAAGATTATGAAATGGAAGAACGTGGATTTGATGAATCTGAAGAAGATGGTGAAGATCATGATGATGAAGATGAAGATACTCATAAAGAAGCAGTAGAAGCTGATGATCTTGGACATGCTTTAGTTAATCAAAAAGATTCAGGGTTAACACATCCAGGTAATAATAAAGTTGGCACTGTAAAGCCTAAAAGTGGTAAATCATCTGGTTCAACTAAAAAATATGTTGACGCAGAACCAAAGCCATTAGCTGATGGAAAAGGTAAGCTTCAAAGTAAAGCAAATAAAGTAGCATTACAAGCAGGTGCTGACTTTATATCATAAAAAAAAGTAGATTTCAATTAAAAGCGCAACTTATGGTTGCGCTTTTTTTTGCTTAAATATAATTATGTTAAGATTTCATAAGTTTTTTGAAAATATGTATAAGGGTGCAAAGCCTGGTATAAATCATAGACATAGAAGAGCTATACCTGGTGCAGGGGATCCACGCTATACTAGAGATCATCTTAATATTGTACCTGACTATGTTAAAACTGATCCTACAAAAAACCAAAAAATTGAATTATTACGACAAGGTAAAGGTAAAAAAATTTGCGGAACCCCTGAACTTGAATATATTAGAAAAGAATATAATATAGTACCTTTTAAAGGTAAAACTAAAAAATTAGGTAGTACTGGTATTATGTTATATTTTGATAATAATTTAAATAAATTTGTTATTGAAAGATGAGCCTAATAAATTATAATTGTGATTTTCCAGGAATTGTACAGACTGATGAAACTTGTTTTAGGTTTACTGATAAGTCTATACAATCAAATGAACGTACTCTATTTTCTAATTATTGGAGAGAGCAAATAAACTTGTATGGTACCAAGGTTAATTATTTTGTTAACACATATAACTTATTAAGTGCTGATAATTTCTACGGAGAAGAAACTACTAAGATATTTGCTCAACCGAGAGAAATTATTTTAGCAGTAACTTTAAATGAAAATGCTATACAGCTTTCTAAATTTGGTTTTGAAAGTGATGATGAGGTAACTGCTTATATTCATATATCTTCATTCTATGATAACTTCTTTACTTTAAGTTCAGTATATGAAAAACAATTTAACGTTATTGAACCCAAAGCCGGTGATGTATTCCAGTTAAGTGAATATGGAGATGATAGACCAAGCGATAGGCAACCTAAATATTTTGAAATAACTGAAAAATTAGATCAAGATATATCTCAAATAAACCCTCTTCAAGGTCATTATGTATTCTTAATAAAAGCTAAACGATTAGATTATAGTTTTGAACCTAATATACCTTTCAATAATTTAACTAGTGGTATATCAGGCAATAGTCAAATATATGAAGAATCATTTGCAGGTAGATTATCCGGAGGAGCTAATGAAGAAAGTCAAGGTAAAAAAGATAACTATAACCAATACGACGTTGACGCTATTAGTAAAAAAGATGTTTTTGATATGTCAGTTAATGATACTGATGTATATGGAGATTACTATTAATTTATAACAATACGCTCTAACCATTCATCTGCTTGTTGAACATTTTTAAAAGTTACGTCTTTTAGTTCATTACCCACTTTAAACGTATAAACCACATTATTATCATAATGCTTAATATTGTTTAATATATATAATGTGCTTCTTTTAAAAAGCTTAGTATTACTCATCGTATTATTTATAAATCTCGTCCCAGGGATAAATTTCATCAGTTTCAACTCCTTTTAAATATAACTGAATATCATGCTTCATATCTAAGTATCTTTCATCAATATATTTTTGAAAAGCAGTAGGTTTAATCCATGAAGTACTATTTTCAGAATCATAACCTATTCTTTCAGCCCTACTACAAGCCACATTAACACCTTCATATAAGCATGCAAATCTTGCTACAAAATCAATACCATACTCTTGAATAATATCTCTATTTTTTTGAATCATATATAGATTGTATCAAAGTTCCTAATATAAAATTTGATATTCTTTTTTCATTTAAATTATATTGTTTAAAAATTTCTTTAATAGAAAATAAATTATTTGATAATATTTTTTTATTTAAATTAAAAAATGAATTATCTGAATCTCTGTTATTTTTAGATTCCATTTTACCTATTTCTTCTTCTAATAATTTAAATAAAGTATTAATAAAATTTAACTTTTTATTTTTTTGATATACCCTACCGGTAGTAATAAAGGTTTTTGCTTCACTATCATTTTCAACTAAAAATTTCATTACATCTTCAATATCTATATCTTTAGGAGGTTGATCATCTTTTAAATTATAATCTACTTCCTTAATTATATCATCCAATTTTTCCATTATACTTTATTAATAGTTGGGGAAGTTGAAGAAGTATTAATAGGTGAAGTTAATAATGACGTGCCAATATTAGTAGTAGCTCTAACATCCTTATTGCATTTAGTGCATTTAAAAACTGTATCTTCATTAAACGATAGTAAAACGTCTTGAGGATGATTTTCCCCACACGGGCACAATACTTTAACTGTATTTTTTAATTTTTCAATTTCTACTACTGCATTTGCTTCAACTACTTTTTTTGTAAGATAATTTTCATAAACAGTGTTAAAAAAATAAAAGAATAAAATTTGTAGAATAGTTACAAGACCAAAAACGAACCAGTCTTTAAAAATGATACCAAATAAACCACTAACCAATAAAGTTAGTGTTAGTGATAATAAAACTTTCTTCATTATTTTATTTTACTAACTTTTTTACTAATATCAACCAGCTTACCTTTTAATTCAATTAGTTCGTTTGATATACCTTCAATTGGCTTTTTATTTTTTATTACTGTATTAGTATTAGCATGCTTTAATAACTCTTCTAAGTTTTGTATTGCTACAAATGCATTAGCTACTACATCATCAAATTCATTTAAAGGATATGGTATATTTTCTGGAGCTATATCAGTTCTATTTGTTTTGTTGAAAATATCTTGCACACTTGAAGGTTGAGATGGATATTCAGTTTTTAATCCCATTTGATCTCTTACTACATCAGGCATTATTTCACTGCCATATTCTTGTTCATTTAACAAATTTACAAAGTCTTCGAATTTAGTAGTAGAATGCATATAAATATTTATAAATAATAGTATGAGCTTATACCAAAAACGATTTAAAAAGTTTTTATCAGAACAAGATGATGAAAATACTGAACTAACTGACCAAGAAGCAATGGCCTCTACCTTAGAACCTGAAACATCTCCAGAAGATTTTGACGTTGATGCCCCTGCAGGTGGTGAAGATCCAGTTAGTACGCAATCAAGACAAATGTTTGAAGAGTTAAGTAGCTGGATAAATGAAATGGATAGATTTGGCGATTACTTAAATGGTACTACTGATAGTATTCAAACTTCTTTAAACTCTGCAGAACCTGATACTATATTTGATAGTATATCAAATGCTGAAACTAAAAAGATTGCTCGAGTTGCGATGGAAGTATCATCATTGAGTGAAATACTTAAAGGTTATTTAGCAGGCGCCAACGATCCTAAGTACAAATTTAATTAAATAATTAAATGAAAGATAATGATTCTAAATTAATTGGTGAAGCATACGAACAAGAAGTTCAAGAAGGTGCTTTAGGAGATATTGCTAGTGGCTTAGGTGGCGTCGGTAAAGGTGTTGGTAAGCTAGGTGTTGGAGCCGGTGGAGTAGCACTTAAAGGGGCTGGTATGGGTTTAGAAGCTATACTAAAAGCATTAAATTTCCTAACTGCAGAGCAACTTAAAAAAGTTGGCGATGCGGCTATGAAGGTTGCCACAGAAAAGAGTAAATAGCAATGAAAGATAATGATACACAGCTAATTGCTGAAGCATATTTTCGAATGGATGAAGGTGCGTTAGGTTCAGCTGGTAAAGTAGTAGGTAAAGCAGCTGGTAAAGTTGGACTTGCAGGGGCTGGGTTAACTGCTAAGGGGGCTGGAATTAGTCTAGATTTTATGTTAAAAGCTTTAAATTTTTTAACAGCAGAACAACTTAAAAAGTTAGGAGATGTAGCTTTAGAAAAAGCTCTTGGAAAAGAAGAAGAACCAGAACAGGATGACAATGATCAGTTCGCTCCTGAAGAAGCTGCGGCAGATGATCAATTAGGTGAAATGGAATCTTTAGATGGTGAAAATGAAGAAAATAATTTATCTAAAATAGAAGCGTCTTTAGAAAAAATTGCTGATGAACTAAAAACATTAAATCAATATGCTGATTTTATGACAACCGGTACAAGAGCTCAAGGATTTACCGGTGGAACGAAACAACAATAAATTAAGAATTT